TTGGTAAGCTATCACAATCTTTAGAAGTTTTATACGAAGGTGCACTGGTATTAGGTACTAAGCACTTACTTAAGTGGGAAGTAGCTAAAAACATGTTACGACCCAAAAGTGATTATACTAAGGTTAAGATGAATTACAACATCGTAGCGCCACGTATGTATAAAGGTAAGATTGAATCTATTGTAAGTAGATGTACTGGTTTTGCTGATATGATTCAGCTTACGCATTTAAAAATGCAACAAGTGCTTTCTAAGATGATGCCTGATGGTGTTTATATGGATGCAGACGGTCTTGCTGAAATAGATTTAGGTAACGGAACAAACTATAATCCACAAGAGGCGCTTAACATGTTCTTCCAAACGGGTTCTGTTATTGGACGTTCCTTTACACAAGAGGGTGATATGAATCCTGGTAAGGTGCCTATTCAACCTTTGCAAACAGGTGCTGGTGGTCAAAAACTACAAACGCTTATACAAACGTATAACTATTACCTGCAAATGATTCGTGATGTAACGGGTCTTAACGAAGCACGTGACGGTTCTACACCTGATTCAAGAGCTTTAGTAGGTGTACAAAAGTTAGCGGCTGCTAATTCAAATACCGCTACAAGACATATTCTTGATGCGGGATTATTCTTAACCGCTGAAACAGCAGAAGCTTTATCACTTCGTATTTCAGATGTTTTAGAATACAGCGATTCTAAAGAAGCATTTATACAAAAAATAGGTGGGTTTAATGTAGCTACCCTTGAAGAGCTTAAAGAATTATATCTTTATGACTTTGGTATATTCTTAGAATTAGCGCCTGATGAAGAGCAAAAAGCTTTATTAGAGAATAACATACAAACTGCGTTATCTGCAGGTCTTATAGATTTAGACGATGCAATAGATATTCGTGAAGTTAGAAATATTAAGCTAGCTAATCAGCTATTAAAACTTCGTCGCAAGAAAAAGCTAGAGCGCGATCAAATGATGCAGCAGCAGAATATACAAGCTCAAGCACAAGCAAACGCACAAGCGCAACAAGTTGCAGCACAAGCGGAAGTGCAAAAAGACCAAGCGTTGTTCCAAACAAAAGCACAGCTCGAGCAGCTTAAAGGTCAGCTTGAGCAACAAAAAATGCAACAAGAGGTTGCCGCTAAGAAAGAGCTTATGGCATTGGAGTTCAATTATAACATGCAACTTAAAGGCATTGAGGTTGAAGGACAAAAGACTAAAGAAAAACAAAAAGAAGACCGTAAAGACGAAAGAACCAAATTACAAGCTTCTCAACAAAGCGAATTAATAGAACAAAGACAGAAGCAAACAGGTCCTAAAAACTTTGAATCTGCTGGAAATGACATCATTGGTGGTGGATTTGGTTTAGGAACGTTCGAACCTAAGTAATAATAACCATATACAATTATATAATATTTTATCATGAGTGAAGAATTTAAACCAACTACCAGCGTAGATGACGATGGTACAATTAAAGTAGACTTCAGTAAAAATGCCGTTCAAGAGCAAAGCCCAGATGAGGTTCCTATACAAGACGAACCCACAGTTAGCGAAGAAATACAGTCAGAAGACGTCGAAGAACCAGTTGAGCAACCTGCCGGAGAAGGCGCCGTTGAAACTGATGAACCCGTTGAAGAAGCTGTAGAAGAGCAACCTGTATTACAGGAAATTACAGACGAAGAAGTTGAAGAAGTTGCTGAAGAACTTCAAGAAGAAGTTACTGAAGCAATTGAAGAAGCAAAAGAATCTGGTATAGAATTGCCTGAAAATATTCAAAAAGTTGTAGACTTTATGAATGAAACAGGCGGAACGCTAGAAGACTACGTAAAGCTTAATACTGATTACAGTTCTTTAAACGAAGAACAATTACTTCGTGAATACTACCAAAGCACGAATCCGCATTTGGATAATGAGGACATCGACTTTATGATGGAAGATAAGTTTTCGTATGACGAAGACATTGACGACGAACGTGAAGTAAGACGTAAAAAGGTAGAGCGTAAGCAAGCATTAGCAAATGCTAAAAATCATTTAGACGGTCTTAAGTCTAAATACTACGATGAGATCAAGATTGGTTCAAGATTGAATCCTGATCAACAAAAGGCGGTTGAGTTTTTCAACCGTTATAATAAAGAAAGTGAAGAGACTGCTAAAGTAGCTAAAAGACAAGCAGAGCGATTCCAAGCAGAAAGCGCTAAAGTTTTTAATGACAAATTCGAAGGTTTCGATTTTAACGTCGGCGAAAAGAAATACCGCTTTAATGTAAAGAATGCTAGCGAGGTTAAAGAGACTCAAGGCGACATTAACAATTTTATCAAGAAGTTCTTGAACGAAAAAGGTGAAATGTCAGATGCTAAGGGTTATCACAAATCTCTGTTTACAGCTATGAACGCGGATCAAGTTGCACAACATTTCTACGAGCAAGGCAAGGCTGATGCTCTTAGAACAAGTATGGCAAAAGCTAAAAATGTAGATATGGACCCGAGAGGGGTGCATGAGAAAGTTACTACATCTAATGGTTGGTCTATACGTGCGGTTGATAGCGGGGAAAGTAGCTCTAAGCTTAAGGTTAAGTTTAAAAAATAGTAATCCATTAAAAATTTATAAAAAATGGCATTAGCAGGAACAGGTGCAGAATTAAATCACCTAACCCCCCGCCCAGTAAAAGCAGCATTTGCTGACAATTACTTGGCATTAGCAGATATGGACTTCACGCAACAATTTTTGCCTGAAGTATATGAAAAAGAAGTAGAGCGCTATGGAAAGCGTACTGTAGGTGGATTCCTACGTATGGTTGGCGCTGAAATGCCTATGGCATCTGACCGTGTTGTATGGTCTGAACAAGGACGTTTACACATTGCGTTCGACGATTGTTCTGTTGACAATAGCTCAGCTACTACAACAGTAACATTTGCGTCTACTGACAACCGTGACTTAATGGCTGTTGGTATGACTGTTGTTATTGCTAAAGGTAGTAACATTGTTAAAGCACGTGTATCAGAATTACCAGCAAACGACACAGATGGTATTGTAGTTACCCCTTACAACGCTGCTAATCTTAACGCTTTAGGTAGTGGTTCACTTACAGACGTTATTTTATTTGTTTACGGTTCTGAATACGGAAAAGGGTCTTCTGATCTTAGTGTATCTAAGGACGCTAATTTTGAAACTTTCAGCAACAAACCAATTATTCTACGTGACAAGTACAGCGTTACTGGTTCTGATGTAGCTCAAATCGGTTGGGTTGAAGTTACTACTGAAGCTGGTACTGGCGGTTACTTATGGTACTTGAAGTCTGAGCACGAGTCTCGTCTACGTTTTGAAGATTACCTTGAAATGTCTATGGTTGAGGCTGTTAAGAAAAGTGGTAGCAGTATCGCAACTGTTGATGGTACTGAAGGTTTGTTTGAAGCTATCGAAACTCGCGGGCTTGTTTACAACGCTTCTGATTTTGACGGCGCTGGTGGTCTAGGTCAGTTTGACGAAATTCTTGCTGAACTAGACAAGCAAGGTGCTATTGAAGAAAACATGCTTTTCTTAGATCGCGCTAAGTCTTTAGAGATTGACAACATGTTAGCTGCTCAGAATTCTTACGGTGCTGGTGGTACTTCTTACGGTGTGTTTAACAACGAAGAAGACATGGCATTAAACTTAGGATTCTCTGGTTTCCGTCGTGGTTCTTACGACTTTTACAAAACTGATTGGAAATACTTGAACGATTCTACAACTCGTGGCGCTATTGGTGACATCGAAGGTGTATTGGTTCCAGCAGGTACTTCTACAGTATACGATGAGCAATTAGGTAAAAATATTGCACGTCCGTTCTTACACGTACGTTACCGTGCTAACGAAGTTGATGACCGTAGAATGAAGTCTTGGGTTACTGGTTCAGTTGGTGGCAACTACACTAGTGACGTTGACGAAATGAACGTTCACTTCTTATCTGAGCGTGCACTTTGTGTACAAGCAGCAAATAACTTCTTGTTATTGAAAGCTTAATAGCTTATTTTTAATATAGTCCTCGGCTTCGGCCGGGGGCTTTATTTATCTTTTATTTAATTATATTATATCATGGCAACAGCTAAAAAAGCGCCGGCTAAAAAGGCACCGGCTAAAAAACAAATGCCTGTAGAAGCACCAACGGTATCATTTGATAATATCGACAAACCTCTAAAAGAACCTGCAAAGCCTAAGTGGGAGTATAAAGATCGTTTATACGAATTAGGTAATGGTTCTCAACCGTTAGTATATAGAATACCTACTGTGCATTCATCACGTAAAGCATTATTATATTTTGATGAAGAAAAAGGATATAATAGAGAATTACGTTATGCAACGAATCAAAAATCACCGTTTGTAGATGAACAACAAGGGCCAGCAACGCTAGGTAGAATTGTTTTTAGAAACGGAAAACTTATGGTGCCAAAAGAAGAAGTTGCATTACAGCAATTATTATCTCTTTACCATCCTTATACACTAGACGGGCGTATTC